ACAGTTTTTCTGTTGCTGGAACATTAGAATCTAATACTGTAGATCTACCGCTGATGCCAATAAGTATATCTTCACTCATGCATTTACTTATCCAAAACTCAACGCAAGCTCTGCCAGCCTCTGCAAAGTGCATGTTTTCTTTATATGAAAAATCAATGCCAAATAAATCAAGTCTTCCCACTTTATTGTATAAAGCATAGGCAATGGCGTAAGCCACTGTATTGTTTAAATATGCGCATTTTGTCGCATTACATACATCCTCAACAGGATACATAACAGGATTGTTAATTCTTGGATCTAGCTCGCAAGTGTAAACAGGAGTTTGTGTTTGTTCTAGGACTCTACACATAACCGAAGTTTGTTTGCCTGCATCGTCGGTATCAAAAAATCTGCTTGCAGGATCTAGC